TGTGTCACCCCAAGATTGAAAACCCCAAGTGTCACGACCCCAACCTTGTACAACAAGATTAGTATCACCCCAATCAGCACGACCCCATGAAAAACGTCCCCATCCTTCAGAAGCTCCTGAATAAGTCAGGTCTCCTAAATTTGAAGTAGAAGAAAGACCCGTTACTGTAAATGTAACGTCAGCCATTTTTTACTCCTATGCTATCTGAATGATTGCGTTTCCTGCTGTCTGTGCTGGAAATTGAATTGTAAAAGTTCCACTCGTAACAGTTTTGTTTGCACCAAAATTAATTGCACAAACTGCTTTGTTAGAATTAGTTGAATTATAAATTAAACATCCTCTTGCTGTAAAAGAAGCAGAAGTAAAACTTGTGTCAGCAAATTTACAACAAGCAGTGTCACCAGATAAAACTGGAGTTGTACTTGTTAAAGCATTTCCACCTGTTGTATATCCAGTTGAAGTTGAACTAACTTCTTTAGTGTTTGTAGGATCTGCTGTACCATCTGCAGGTGCAGTGTAAGCTGTTGTTGATTTATTTAAAGTTGCGTCTTCTGTGAATAAAGCTAATTTGAATGAGTCTGTGCCATTAGTAAAATTGTGACCCTCTACTAAAAGTTCTTGTTTAAAACTATTACATATTGCCGATGTTATTGTCATAAAATTCTCCTATTACTGAGGCGCTGACTCGATTGGTATACGTATTGTACCATCCGTGTAATCGTCTCGTCTTCTTCTTCCAAGTTGCATTGCTGCAAACTTTTGTAGTTCAGTTTTATACTTTCCCTCATATAATGTCAACATATCAGTTGGACCTTTTAAAAATGCATAAGCTTCACATAGACAAGCATAAAGTAGTCCTTGAGGAAAGTAATTACTAACATATGTTCCACCAGTATTTGTTTCTAAACCTGTTGGCATAGCATTATAATGAATAATATATTGATAATTTTGATCTGGTGTAGGAGCCACATATATAGCACCTGATGTAGCAGAACTAGTTCCTGTTGTAGCGCCACCAAACATAGAATAATATTTAGGAAGTCCTGTTGTATCTTGACCTGTTTGACTTCCTTCAGTGCCTGTTAATTCTCCAATATATTCAGATATAAAAGTTTGATCACGTCTTTGTAACCACACTCCTTCACCTGTAGTAGCTGTTGTTGAATCAAAGACCTGAATACCTCTTACAAATAATAATTTAGTAGGCATTGTAATTGTATTAAAATCTGTAGCAAACTGTCCTTGATCTTGAAATCTATCAGAATCCATAGGACAATCTAAATTAATTCTATGTTCTGCATTTTCTATAAATCTATTAATAATAGCAGCAGTAAACACGTTAGCATCTACTTCAGTGTAATTTCTAATATCTGTTGTTAAATTTGCGTA